AGTTTATCAAACCAAACAAAATGATAACCTGTTACATAAGGGTCAGCAACCCCAACTGTTGTTCCGCCAAACTTTCTTGTCGCAATATTTTGACCTAGTTCAGCGAACGAATATTTCATAGTCATACTCATATCCTCCTAGTTGCTTAAACAACTTTGTACTTAATACGTTTCTTTATAATTTTTAAAACTGTTTCCCAATCGCCATTAGAAATATGAATTGCTCTATCATCAATGTAAAAATGTGCTGCAAGTTTTTCCGCAGTAATTTTATCGAAATAAATATCATTATCTTTTAACCACTTCGCAACTTTCTTAATTTGATCCTCATGGTCACCACCAAGTTCATCTGCATTTTGTTTAGATGCCCTTGTAGTAAAAATAACTATTTCATAACCTTGTTTCCTTAAATAATCAATAACTTCTTTTGCACCTTCAAATGCATAATCATAAATGTTTCCGTCTTGATAACCCTTTGAATATTTATGGATCGTTCCATCAAGATCAATCATTGCTCTTTTAGGTTTTTTCACTTTTTCAGATTCTGGGTAAACAGCTCTCATTATAACTTTCCTTTTTCGTTTTGGGGTTTCTGGAAACGAGTCAATGGCAAATCCACCTACCGCTTCCTCATCTTTAACTTTTAATTTTTCTAATATTTTATCTAAATAGTTCATCATGATACCGGCGATCAATTTTATATTTTGTTCTAAACTCACATAGACATTGTTCATAAAAAATAGGATTACTATATATATTAATAAATGAAAAGAAATCATTCACCAACTTTTTAGGAGGAAATATGTCAAGAAGTAGTGGCGGTATAAGTTTAGCAACAATTATTTTTTGGGCGATTTTGGCAAGCACCTTTTTATTTGACGATGATGATGATGATAAAAAGGCAATCGATATTAAAACAGATATCGAGGTGGTTACAACATCGAAAGAAGATGAATTAAAAAACCATCTAACTGAAGCAGCTAAACTTGCTAAAGAATCACTCACAGAAGCAAAGGATAAAACTATTGAAATAATCGATGAATATAGAGAAGAGAAAATAAAGGAACAGGAGGAAGAAGTTGACCAGGCACATAATAACAAAACGATTGAAACGGAAACTATTGAGAAAGAGAAAGAGGATTTGGTCAAAAAGGGAGATCTTAAACCTCTTGAAGAAAACAACAACCAAAAAATCGAAGGAATGAAAAAGTTATGATTTTGTTCAACAAACACTATCGCAATACAGATTATGAGATTTTTTTCAATACTCACACCGGTTTAGAAATCATGAGGGGAGTTGATGGTAAAGAAGATCCTTTCTCTCTTATTTTACCTTCCTTATTGGATATCGGTGTTATGGGCCATTGTAAACATAAATGTCCATTCTGTTATCAGGGTCATGTTTCAGAGCCAAATATGAAACTTTCCGATTACATCAAAATTATTGAATCAGTAAAGCATCATACAAATCAGGTTGCTCTCGGCGGCCGCGGCGATCCCAATCATCATGAAAACTTCAAAGAGATCGTTGAATATTCAAGAAAAAATGGGGTCGTTCCAAACTATACAACAAGTGGTATCGATTTAACAGATGATCATATTGAAATTTCAAAAATGTGTGGCGCGGTTGCAGTTTCAGATTATGGTAAGGACTTTACATATAATGCAATACAAAGATTTATCGATGCAGGCATTAAAACAAATATTCATATGATGCTAACTAAGATAACATATGAAAAATGTATTAAAATTCTATATGGGTATAATCCTTGGAAATATTATAATGACGAAGGTCATATAGAAAGTCATGTTGATATTGAAAAATTAAATGCAGTTATATTTCTTCTTTTCAAACCTGCTGGAGCAGGAGAAACTCTTGGATGGCAACCAACACCGGTCCAAATAAAGAAATTCTCTGAGCTTGTATTTGCCCCACAAGCTAAATTTAAGATTGGTATGGATAGCTGTTTGATAAATCATGTTCTGAAATACGCAGAACCAACCGCTATACAACGCATGTCCCTTGATACATGCGAGGGTGGAAGGATGTCTGCATACATTACACCTGATATGAAGTTAATGCCGTGTAGCTTCGCTGATAAGTCCTTATGGGCTACTCCTATTACAAACGAAAACACGATTGACCATATATGGAATAAGTCATTTAAATTCAATTCATTTAGAAAAATTCTTCAAGAACAATCTGATTGTTGTCCGTTAAATCTGTAAGGAATAAAATGAAAATAAAAAATGATTTTGTTACAAATTCTAGTTCATCTGCATTCGTTGTATTATGGCCAAGAAAAATTAAAACAGAAAATGATGTAGCAGACTTTATCAAAAGAATTGATTTTCAAAGACCGATTTTCGTTGATGCAAAAAAGCAGAGAGGAATTCCTTTAAAGTCTAAAGTTGCAAAACGAAAAATAGCAGACGCATTACAAAGTGGTTATGTTAAAGGTATTCTTGATCATTGGGAATTCACAAAAATATTTTGTAAACGTGAAGGCATCGATCAAATGGATTTATATAAAGTACCACAATGGCGAGATGCATTTCATAAAGAATATGAAATTCGTTCTATGCAAGATGCCAAAAAAATGGTTGATGATTTCATTAAAGAAAATGAGGACGGTTATGTCTATTTTTTCGAGTATGGCGATGAAGATGGTGGAGTCTTTGCTGACCTTGAGCACGAAAATAATTGGGGTGGACTACCAGCAATCAGAATCAGCCATCACTAAAAAGGATACCAAACAAATGAACGAGGAAACTCCAGACAATCATAGAGCATTAAATCTTCGTATTAAAAATTATGTTATGGCAGAGTTCGTGGCTGTTCCCTCAGATTTCGAACTGAAAAGCCATTTATCTATGAGAGAACATGTTGGTTTATTTGAAGTTAAAGATATTGATATTGAAAAAGTTGATATCTTATCTCAAGCAATTGCAAATTCTGCTGTTTTCAGTACATTGAATAATGCACTTCTCCCTCCGGATATATGCTTCTTCTATCTTCAATTATTAAGTGAATTAAATCTTATATTAAAGAAGATAGATAATCCACTGAGAAGAAGTCAAGAAGAATATAAAGAATTTGCAAAACGATGGCATCAAGACAGAAGAAACTTTTTTCGTGGTCAAGAAGTCGAACGCATGAGTTTTCTTATTGTAAATGTATGTCATTTATTTAATCAAAATATTATAGATGAAGCGTGGAAGGCACTCATAGAAGTAAAGAAATATCAAAAAGAAATAAACGAAATGAACTTCAAACTTGATTAGGAGGGTTTATGCAAACTGTAAAAGAATACATCGCAGCATTTATTATTATTCTTGTTTGTGCCGGTGTTGCTTCTGCTGGTCCATCTGCTGTTAATGTTGGGGAAGTTGATGCGGTTAAACGAATTGTTCAGGGCAATGATACAATTAAAGTAATTCGTATTGACGATCCTGATAATCCATTCGTTACTATTTATTTTACAACAATTGATAGCGGTAAATTTTTAGCAATGGCTGATCCAAGTAACACATCTATTGCTGCACGTCTGACAGGTCCAATCCCTATAAAGGATGGAGTAAGACAAATCGATACAACAACCGATCTGGATATGGCTCATATGAAAAAGTCCATCGGATCTAAGGTTTTGCATATTGCAAGATTTTACGATAAGAACAAGGATGTTCTTGTGTATTTGGTTTACACGGATAAGTGGTTAGATGGATCACTGAAACACAATCTTTCAGTTGTTCCATTGGGGATGCCGTTAGCGCCATAAAGAGATTTCGTCGGAAAATGAACCACCTTCGCTTATATGCTTAGGTGGTTCATTTTTTTGGTCAGATTATACGATGAAGAAGTTCAGTTCAATCTGCTCAACAGTTCTGGTTGGATCTAAGGTTACATTTACGTGGAATCTCTTAGTACGTCTTTCGTAATCTGTAGCTCCAACTTCCACTGAATAAGAATCAAGACCTCGTTTCTTTTTAATATCTTCAAGGAACTCAACCAATCTACTTGATACTAATGACCAAGTAATTGCATCATTCTGTTCAAAGATAAAGAAACGACAGAAATCTTCAAATGCTCTCTTGATGTAAAGAACTAACCTTACAATATTCAAGTCTTGTAGAGCACTCGCTTTTGCTTGAGATGTTAAATTACCCCAAACAACATAACCCGGATTGAATTTAACAATTGGGTTTAACTGTTTCAGATATAGTTGGTCTCTTTGACCCAGTCTTGGATTGTAACGAAGTTCTTTAATCGTATCAATCGCTGCTCTGTTGAAACCTGCTGCTGCATACCAAAGCTCAGCAACAGTATCGTTTCTTGGTAAAATATATGACATATGATATACAGGTGAGAACCATACATCTTGACCGGTAAATGCATCATATACTTTATTATAACATTCATATAAAGCAACAAAGTAATTATTAAACGTATTAGTATTATTTCTTGTAGCAAGTGCAAGATTAGATGTGGAGTTATCACCATTATCAAGAATACCAACACAGTCACGTCTTGTTTGACATAATGTGCTAATAGCACTCTTAACATCTGATGGATAACCACAATCAAATACCATTGAGAAGTAAGTATTTTCATTATCAAGAACGTTATCATCAATAATACCTGAGTATGCTTGATTTAGAAGTTGTGTTGCTTCAGCAGGATCTAATGAACCATCAGGCATTAACAAGTCACCTTCAGTTCCTTTTCTTAATGGTACAGGATCTGATGTTGTAAATGCAGAGGCAACAGAACCATAAGATTTCTTAATGCGGTATTCGATTTCGGTTGTAATATCGAAATCAACTACATTGCCATTCCATGCTTGTGTAGATAATGAAATTTCTGAGAATACATTAATACTTTCATCATCAACACCCCCTGCGGCACCACACCAACCCCAAATTTCATTACCACGACCATCTTTAGCAACAATAACATAATCACCAGTACCACTTCCTTCCCAATCGCTAAAGTCTTGTTTAATATCTGTAAGAGAAGCTGAACCGGCTGTAATAACTGCAGTAACATTGGTATCAATATCTTTATCAAAAAATCTAATATTTTGTTCATAACCATCTGATAAACGATCTGTATCTGGGTCAATAAACATTTCTGCTCTTAATACTGAAGAATATGTATTAAGGATATCAACAATCCAAATTGAAGAACCTGCTGTATCCCTAGCAAATTGATTAAACGATACTTCAAATGATTCAATAATTGCATCTTGACCATCTGTTTGTCGTTCATAAATATCAATTATATATTGATCCCAAAGAGTTGGGTTAGCAACCTCAGTTAATCGTACACCGATTCTGTTGTACCATTGACCCCTTCCAATTGGATATAAGAAACAAATTGGATATGAGGTTCCATCTTGTTGTAGATTTGACTCTAATTCATCTGTAGTATTCATACCTTCTACAAATGTAATTTGATAACCTGCTGTAGAGTCCCCAGGTTGGATTGTTGCGTCGATCCTCATATTTGCATATGTAGCATTATCAGAGAGCACTCTCATGAAATAAAGAGCTCCTGACTCCCCTAAATAGTTATATGCACAATAAGGACCTTGACCATAATGTTTACCATAAATACTAATATTTGGCTCACCAAACTCTGAAATATAATCAGCTCTAGAACCGACAAATTTAAGAACGTTATCTTCTCCCTTTTCGGTCAATGCTGAAATAAATCCGATTGTTGATGGCACTGCTTGGACGAATTGTGAAAGGTCAATAATTTTACTAAAAACGCCCGGAGATACGTTAGCTGCCATATCTTTTTTCCTCCTATGAATTTAATTAGTTCTCTAGTCAAATAATATCAAGTTATCTAATTCTATATCTTCCTTTCTCTCCAGGTCTATATACCATTAAAAACTTTAGTAATTATACATATAAATACCAAGTAAAAATTAATCTTCTATCCTCAGTTTTAACAATTGATGGAAATGTAACTCTTGAAAAAATTGTAAAATTACCACTGTACCCACCTATTGAGCTTGCGGCGGTGAATAATGCCGCCTCGCTTAATTGCTTTCCATTTGCATAAGTTGCACCAACGGTTGTTACTATTCTAATAACCAACCATTTATCATCGTTAAGAACATCTTGTTCAAAGTCAATTGAATCAAAGGGAATTTTATAAAACCCAACTTCAGGAACTATACGATAATCTGCTGCGGATGAATCTGTAGCAGTAATCATAACATCACTACTTAAACTTGTATCTGTCAATACAGGAGGCGATGGGTTTAAAGGATCGCCTGGAATAACTCCACCATCTCCCAAACCAAACCATGTTAAATATTCATCGTATGTTGAAGTAATATTTGGATTATTAGTTCTGACTAATACTTGTGCCAACCATTCCCTTCCGATATAAAGTACAAGATTATGTTTACCAATTAATTTTTTATTGCCATCATCTTGAACTTCATAAATCTCTACAAAACCGGTGGGTTTTTTATCTAGACCTCTATTGCCAGTGTTAAACCCATCATTTAAACAATTGTCGCCGTATGAATCTTTTGCAACAATTTCTAATGTCTCAATTTTCTTTTCCATATTTTATATTCCTTCCGAAACGGTGGTGGATATACTTTATATTTTGTTCTTAAATGTTGAGAGGTTTGGAACTAAAATAACGTAAAAAAGAGGGTGTTAGGGAATATCGAGCTAATGTTGTCGTTATTCTGTCCTAACACCCTCGCTTAAAACACCGCACTATTTTATGTTATTCTAAAAATGTTCCACAATTAGGACAAAACTTGAATGATGATTTTGATTTTGTTCCACAAGTTTTACATTGAAGTTTTGTCTGTACTGTTACGGGTCGTTCAATTTGAACACCACTTTCACTAATACCTTTCAATTGAATTGTAATTACAGATGATTGTTCCAATTCCCCAATAGTTGTATATCTAAAATCTTGATTACATTCAGAACCTTTAACTGTAATACCTTCATCCTGTAAAGGTTGATTGATAGATTGCATTGCAAGATTATCAGATTGAACCATATTAATACTTTGAGCAGAACCAACGAAATCAGATGCATTAGAAGAAATACCCCTTCCAACATC